AAAATCAACAGGTACTCCCAAATGAGTATTGTTTAACTCAATAGCAGCATACTCTCTGGAATACGCCGTGTTTCCAGGAATAACCTTTGCACCTTCTTTGAAAAAGTGCTGACCAAATCTCTCAATTTGGTTCTGAAGGATAGATTGTAAACCAGTTAATTCTCTCGCCTGAACCGGATACCCAGGTTTGAACAGAACCTTATGGTAATTGTCACTGGGATCAAAATCATCAAAATATGGAGATACATTGAGATTGGTTTGTTGAGCCATGGTTGATTAGAATTGCAATATTATTTTAATATCTTCCTTTTGATTTGAAGATCTCGTGATGGATGGTCTGTTGTCAACGTAAATTATATTTCCTGAGAATTGTTTAACCTCTGGAGTAGACACGCCATTTGTAAAGGTTTGACCTAGGTAATATGTTCTATTATTTAGAACAGTTGACAGACCTGTAAAACCTGTTTCTATGCCTAAATTACTGCTTCCTCCAGTAATTGTAAGACTTCCACCAGTTTCAATGTCGGCAGTAAATCTGTTTAATTTGTAACCAAATTGTGGGTTAGTCAAAGCAGTTCCAACTGTATTAAATCCGGCAAAAGTTCTTTCTTGCCACAATTTCAATACACCCGTTACTTGATCATAACTAACAACTTTTCCCATCGCAGTTTGACCAGTTCCAATAACTTGTTGAACAATAGAATCTTCTGCGAAAGTCACAGAACTATATCCAGTTCCTGTTAACTTGAGAGCATAAAGTCCACTTGCTTTATCAACTGAGAGAATTTGATCACTACCGAATGCTAAGGGATTTTCAACAACACCAATTCTGGCAATTTCATTGCCAATAATGAAATCTGGATTTTCATTATCGTTTTCAATCCTAGAATATAAAAGAACATTAGTTGCACCTAGTTCTCTGTAAATATCCTTTCCATGACCACCTTTGGGTGGAATAATTACATCTAGAGTAGGATAAGAAGAAGGTTCTGGAACACCACCAGCAATCAAATCAACATTTCCAAAAGTATAACCAGATCCTTGGTTAGATACTACTACGCTACCAATCTTTGAATCATTGTTAATCGTTACCGTACACTCTGCACCAGACCCATCACCCTTAATTGGAACTTTTGTGTAAGTTACATTTGCAGTTCCAATACCTGATCCTCTATCTTTTACGATTACAACTTTAATACCACCATCAACTGCATTATTTCTAACTGTAGAATGATCTGCGTCAGTAGTGGTTGCCCAATCCAAAGGAACTGGCATGTAATCAGTGCTATCAAACTTAACAATATCTGATGGTTTAATAGTATACAAATACTTCCAAATATAACCATCTCCACTAGTGCCAGCGGCTCTTGGTTCTAAATCTGTAAAAGTTGGTTCATCCAAAGAAGGTGCTCCATTGACGGTTTCTGGAGTAGTTCCATTTTGGAGACAAATATAAACTCTGTAGTCACTATTTAAAACAAAATAGTTAGCAGAGTACAGCGTTGTTCCACTAGAGTTTGGTGGAGTATTACTGATACTATAATCATGCCTATAGTAATCATAGGTTCTACCAGACGCCCAAACATTCTTCCTTACGACTTGTTTAGCATCATCTGATGTGATCTTTTTCAGAGCAACTATTGTGTCCCAAGTCGAATTTTCATTATCAAAATTGTCCGTTGGTGACGGGGGATCATCATTCCAATCAGAGTCAATTAAAGTTGGATTTGTAAGTCCAACAAAACTATAGTACGATTTTGTAGTGGTATTAAAACCAGATACAAAATTTTTCGCATTCAATATTCTTATCTGATCAGTTATAATAGCAGACATTTTTGTAATTTTTTAGTTATTTATCAGGTTACAAAACCACTTGACTTAAATGGTGTTTTTCTTAGGATAAATGGTCCCGTTTGAATTCCAACTACACCATTAGATGTAATTGCATCATAACTTACACTTTCTTCTCTTTCACTCAATACCAGTTTGCCCCAGCTATATCTTCCGTAGAATTCGCTAATTGCTAAACCAGCAGCACTAAATCCATTAAAGTCAGAAATACTAACGGTCACTCTTGCAACATTAGTCGTTCCAAGTCCAATAGCAGATGTATTTGCAATTGAAACATCAGCAACTCTATAGATGTTATCCAAGCATGTTGTTCCAATACCAATCACACTAGAATTTTCGTCCAAGGCAGTGACTCCATTTCCAACTGTGGACTGATATACAACGAAGTAATCTCCAGTTGCAATTCCACTAGTTGTTGTTTGTGGAGTAATGTCAGTGTTATCTCTAAGCGGAGAAAGTGCTGGTATTAACAAGTCAAAGATTATAGCGGTGGATGCAACGCCAACTGAATCTGTTCCAACTCCAGTAATAATACCAAAGTCACCACTATATGAAAGTATACCATTATCCTCAGTGTCTAATGATGCAGGAGGTCCGATGAGGACCACTGGTGGATTAGTGTTGGTGTATCCAACACCAGGTGTAGATATAGTTATACCAGATATGGTTCCACCAGCAGAAACTGTAGCAGTTGCTTCAGATCTTGCAGTGGTGCCTAAACCAACTGGATTTTGTATCGTAACATTTGGAGTTGTAGAGTATCCAACTCCACCTGTAGATATTACGATGGAAGATACAGTTCCTGCAGTTGAGACCACTGCTGTCGCTGCAGCAGAAACCTTTTCAGTAGTATAATCAAATATAGTGATAGTATTTTGGAATGATCTATCACTGCTTTCGTCTAGAGGATTGAAAGAAGGTCTAACATTATCAACATAAACTTCAGTAGAACCAACACCAACTGACTTAATTAGGTATGCGGATGGGAAAATTTTGGGTTCATATAAATCGCGAGACTTATTGATTACCTTTCCGTTGATGAGTAAATCATCTCTCTGTCTACACCACTTAACAGGTCTTTCAAGAGATGGATTGCCACTCAAACCTGGTCCAGGATAGACATTTGTATTGACAGTTCTAGAAGAAACTATTTGAGTTACTAATCTTTCATTTTGATCTAATTTAATATTTGTACTTTCAAGTGTCAGTTCATCTCCAACTTTAATCGTCTCTGTTACATCAACATCAACTACATCAACTCCAGAGGTTCCTTTGTAATAGAAGAACTTAAAGGTATCTCCTGCGTTTGGTGCCTCGGTAAGTTCAAGAACACTTCCTCCCGCAAATTTATATCCAACATCAGGTTGCTGTAAAACATCATTGATAAACACAAAAATATTATCTTGAATTGTTATATTTGAACCTGGGCGAGAAAGAATTGATAAGATATCTCCATCTTTTTTGATTGGGAAGGTTCTTCTCTCACCATCAAACAAGTTAGAAATATCATCTAAAACATCCATGGATCCCACGGACCATGCATTAAATTGGTCTGTATCGACCTCATCAATAGTGATCTTAAATTCTTCAAAGGTTACTGATGATTCTGTTGGAATACCAGTGTTTCCACCAAAAGCAAATGTCAATACATCACCGATAGAATAACCAGATCCAGTATTAGACAAATTAAATTCAATTACACTTGATCCTTGTCCAACAACAACATCAACTCGCGCTTCAGTTCCAACGCCAGAGGACCCTGAAATATAATCTAATTGAATATTATGATAGGATAATGGGTCATCAAAGACAACGAAAGGAGCACTGGTTGCTGTATATCCAGAACCAGGATTAGTAATAGCAACACTAACAATGTGTCCATTCTCTACAGCAGCAGTTCCAATAAATTCTATGTTTCGAGATCCAAGTGAGGAAGTTCCAACACCAACGTTAATAGTTGTTTGAACACCTACTCTATATCCAGAACCACTATTGCCAATAGAGATTGAAGAAACAGTTCCACCTGCGGAAATTAATGCAGTTCCACCAGCGGCAACCAAAGGTTGATATCCAAAACCTTCACTTGATGCAACAGAAACAATAACACCACCAGTAGGAATACTTGCATTGTTAACATCATAAGAAACAGAACTTGCTGCTCCAGTAAAGGTAATTGATGTGATACCAGACTGCTCTGTTGCAGTAAAGTCTGAATCACTTCCACGACCTTGTAAAATACCATTTATAAGGATTAGTGGATATGTAGTAATTCCTGTTACATTTGAACCGCCTGATGTCAATGCAAAAGTTTTTGTCTGACCATCAAATGATGGAGAAATATCATCAAAAATATGATTTTTAGTATAAGTCTCATCACTACTTCCCTGTATTCCTGTCCTTACAAAAGATCTGCCACTGAATGTTGCAGAGGTTGTAATACCTGTCCAATCCCTAAATGATGGACCATCAGTTGTAGATCCGATGGGTCGATTTCCATTTGGTGCCTCAGCAAAATTGACGGTATTTCCAACAATGTTATAGTTACCATTTAATTTTGTCACCAAAGATCCGTCTGAGTGATCTTCTAAGTCTGTTCCAAGCCATGCACGAGTAACCTTAACATTATTTGTAGATCCGATTCCGATTGCCAAAACCTTTACAATTTCACTATCAATTTCTACATAATCTCCAGCAGCGAAACGAAGAATATCGTCAAATTTAATGACATCCACTGTCGCTGAGGCAGATCCAATCGTAGTGGTGGTAACAGATGATCCCACAATTGGGGATTGAATCATATTGTCAATCGTTAGCAGAACTTTTTGATTTGCATCTTTTGCCGTGAAAGTATGAGAGTTTCCTATACCAACTCCAGTGAACGCAACTGAAACTGGATTTTTCTTGAGGGCATTTTCTGCTGTCGTAGCAATCTTAATTGTATCATTATCAACTTTAATACAGAAAACACTTGAGGGTAAGGTGGTTGTTGTACCAACACCAACAAAACCATCAGTTGATCCAATTGAAATGAAATCAGTTTTGATTCCTAATACAGTAGAGTAAGTCAATTCTTGACCGCTTACAAAGAAGTGATCTGGAAGATTAATTGTATTATCTGTTGTATTAACTACGTTCGTATCTGT